TATGCCATCATTGGAACCAATAGAATTTTATACGCATATTCTGGCGGAGTGTATTATGACATACATCCAATTAAAACGGATTTCGGAGCATTAACTGATAAGTTATCTTGTAGTAGTGGCTCTGCTATTCTTACAATTACTTTATCTACTACAGCAGGAATGACAGCAGGAGATATTTTATTTCTTGAAAATGTTACCATTCCTACAGGCTCAGGTTATTCAGCTTCTGATTTTGATAATAAAACTTTTATGATAACTGAAGTAGTAGATACTACCTCAGTTACTATTACTATGGGCTCCACTGCAAGCGCAACCGCCACTGATGGAGACTGTTCTGTTAAATGGTACTATCCCGTAGGCCCAGCTGAACAGGTTGGTGTGTATGGCTATGGTATATCTCAATGGGGTGGGAGCGTAACCAATCCTCAAACTAATACTTTAGACGGAGCTTTAGGAGACAATGTTTATGGAACTGGAGGATCAGGAACAAGTATTACTTTAGACTCAGTTACAGGATTTCCAACAACAGGTACAAATTATATTTTAGTAGGCACAGAAGAAATTTCTTACACGGGAGTTTCAGGACTTAATTTAACAGGGATAAGCAGAGCGGCGCGAGGAACTACAAGAGCCGCCCACTCTGATGGAGCAACCGTTACTAATTATAGTGACTATGCTGCATGGGGTCAAGCTGCGGCTACAACGGATAAAGTTGCTGAACCTGGTTTATGGTCTTTAGATAATTTAGGAAGTACTCTTATTGCCTTAATTTTCAATGGACCAGTATTTGAATGGGATTCAGACTTAGCTAATGCCGCTGCAACAAGAGCAACTATTGTTAGTGGTGCACCGACAGCATCTAGAGATATGCTAGTCTCGACTCCTGATAGACACTTAGTTTTATTTGGAACTGAAACAACTATTGGTACACCAAGTACTCAAGACGATATGTTTATCAGATTCTCTTCTCAAGAGGATATAACTGACTGGGCACCTACAGCTGTTAATACCGCTGGCACACAAAGACTGGCTGCCGGCTCACGGATCATGGGAGCGAAGTTAGGTAGAAATGCACTTTACGTATGGACAGACAGCTCATTATTTACTATGAGATTTGTAGGCCAACCTTTTACATTTGCTTTTGAACAAGTGGGAACCAACTGTGGATTGATAGGAAAGAATGCAGCTGTAGAAGTTGATGGTGCTGCGTACTGGATGTCTGATAATGGTTTCTTTAGATTCACTGGTAAACTAGAATCAATGGACTGTTTGGTAGAAGACTATGTTTATGATGATCTCAATACAACCTCTAATCAATTTATTTATTGTGGAATTAACAACTTGTTTGGAGAGGTGATGTGGTTTTATCCAACGGCCGATTCCAATGTGGTTAATAGATGCGTAATCTATAGTTATTTAGATTCAAGTCCATCTAGACCCATATGGTTTACGAACGCCAGCTCAACTTTTCCAAGAAGTACTTGGATTGATTCGGCTATCTTTGGCTTACCTCATGCAACTTCTTATGATGCAGGTACTGATACCTGTGATACAGTAGGAAACACGGATGGAATTTCAATTTACTATGAACATGAAACAGGAGTGAATCAAGTTAAAGGTGGGGTTACTAGTGCTATTGCAGCTAATATTCTGTCAGGTGATTTTGATATTACTCAAGATCAAAAACAAGGAATTACTTTTAGAGGAGATGGAGAATTTCTGATGAGAGTCAGTAGATTTTTACCAGACTTTTTAACTCAAACTGGCAACACTATAGTTGAATTAGATTTAAGAAATTTCCCTAATCAAACAGCAGCGAGTTCTAGTCTTGGACCTTTTACTATTACTTCGAGCACGGCACGAGGTCGATCGGTTGCAGTTAAGATATCAAACACTGCAGTAGATTCTAATTGGAAAATGGGAACATTTAGGTTAGATGTACATGCAGGAGGAAGAAGATAATGGCAAAGATAGTTCAATCATTAACCAGAGCAAGCGATGAGTATAACGCAGACACAGCACACTCTTTAGTAAGAGATTTAGATGCAGTGTTAGAGAAATTAAATTCAACTTTTCAAGAAGACTTAAAACAGGAGATAGAAGCTAGAAGTTTCTTTTTAGATTAATGGCACACACTGATAGAAGAATAAACACATATTTAGAAAAACTTGGGGCACAAAGAGAAGAGAATCCACCATGGGATTGGAATGATCAACCAGCTCAATTAGGTATTAATCCAAACATGTTAAATGATCCAGCTTTTTCTGAGTATGATCTCAGTAACATAAGAACTTATGAGCAGGATCCAAGATTAAGAGATGCAATAACATTGGGAGACAGACGAACTGAATTAGAAACAAGATATGATCAAAGCGGGGATTATGGATACACTTATAAGCCTGACTATACCTATAATCCTAATAAAGTTTATATTAGAGACCTTGATAAATTAAAAATGGCTGTTGGACCTCTTGCTGAGCAAGAAAAACAAGGAAACATTAATAAAGAAATAGCTTCTACTATAGCTCATGAATTTAGACACACTATGTTTGATGATCCCAAATATCAAGGAATTATTCAAGCTGCATATAATAGATTTGGAGGAGAAATTCCTTACGATGAAATAAATGAAATGATAAATAGAGCAGCTGAAGCTCAAGTTATACCAGGAGACTGGGATTGGGCGGAATTTGATATTCCAGAATCATTAGATGATTATCAGAATTATTATAATCGAAACCTAATACGGAAGGGGATGCCTACACATTTAACTCGAATGAATACAACTAAACAATTTAACCGAGCAGCTAGAGA